CTTCGCGCCAATCGACTTCAACGTAGACGCGCGCCGTTCCGCCCGCGCCCATGGCTACGAGGTTGCGAACGATCAAGCCTTCGCCCGCCGCCAAGACGAGCGGGTAGGTAGGGAACTCGGGCGCGAACTCGACATTGAAGAAGCCCTTCGGCGTCGTGATCGCCGCCGCGAGTTCCGCGAAGCCGTCGGCGGCAACCGCCGACACGAGCAACCCGTTCGGCGCCGTAAGCGCGCCGGTAGTGCCGATCCGCGCGTCGCCTACGTTCGCCGTGCCGTGAGTCGTTCGCTTCTTGAAGGCGTCTCCCGCAAGCGGGATCGCCGTTCCGCCCGAGTGAGGCGCAGCGTACCCGCGCGCAACGACGAGATCGAGCCCGACTTCTTGCGCCGCCGTGAAGCCCGCGATCGTGCGCCATTTCGCTACGGCGCGCTCGATCACGGCGAACTTCCCGGCTTGCGTCCAACGGAACGCGAAGACGTGCCCCGCCGTCGCCGAGCCCGCCGCCACGCCCGCGAGAAGCCCCGTGCCCGCCTGTAGCCGATACGCCCCGTTCGAGCCGAGATCGGCGCCGAGCGGCAACACATGAAGCGAATCTTCGGTTACCGCCGCGATACCGCCGAAGTGCCCGAGAATACGAGTGGTAGCCACGGCGGAACTCCTACGAGGTAGTACGACTATCGCGCGGCGGGTCTTCGATCAACAAGAGCCGAAGCCCGATCAAGCCGTCGTCGCCCGACTCGATCTCTTCGACGAGCGCGACTTGGCGCGTGAGGTAGAGCCACGAAACCGACACAAGAACGACGTTCCCGCGTTCGAGCCACGCCCAATCCGCTTCGGGTACGAGCAGTTCGATCGTGCGCTTGGCGAAGGCGTGCGCGAGCGCTCGCCACGCGAGCACGGCGTTTGCCGTGTCGTCGTCGTAGATTACGGCGCTCTCGCTCTCTTCGATGTAAACGCCCGAGTTCGGCGTTCCGTCGGTATCGCGGTAGCGACGTTGCGACGCTTCGCAATGGTACGACACGCCCGCGCCCGGCGTATCGGGGTTGTACTTGGCGCCGAGCGTCGCCGAGCCGTAGTAGTTCCCCGTGCGGAGCGAGAGCGCGTATTTCAACGAGAAGGAGTTGCGAATCTTCGAAGTGTCGTACTTGATCGTTTCGGAAACTTCGATCGCGGCGTCGCCGTCGGCGTCAATGTGCCCGATCGCGTCGGCGGCGGTAGCGTCGTGCCGCCACACGACGAAGTAAACCCCGTCGGGCCCCTTCAACACGGACACGGGCAGGATCGGTAGCAGGTTGGCGCGAATCCAATCCCACGGCTTCACGCCAGCTTCGATCACGGCGTCGATCTTGAAGCGGTTCAAGAGCGACTTCACGGCGGCGATTCGCGGGCGATCGATCTTCATTGACGAGAAGTTCAAGACCGCTTCGAGCACGTCACCCGCGCCCCGTACGGTGTTGCCGTCGGCGCCTTTCATGCCGCCGCCGTCTTCGTTGATCGGGTCGAACCAACCGACGAATACGGGGTTCTCGTCGCCGTTGTCGGGTTGAAAGCTGGCGTCAAGCGCCGGGGCGCCGAGCGCGTAGTAGTTGCCTACGGAGTCGGCGACGGGCCCGAAGGCGTCGGGCGCGGGCGGATCGGTAACGCGCCAATCCACATAGGCGATCTCCCGCCCCAATCCGTCGCTTCGATGCTTCACAAGGAAACGTTCGCCGCTCGTGAAGTCGGGCGTGTTCATGTAAACGAACTCGGCCGTTACCCGGTGCCCGGCGAGCAGTACCCACAAGCCCGAGTACCCGATACCCGACACGTAGTTACCGTGCCAAATCCACACGGCCTGACTGCCCGTGATCCAACCTGAATCCGAGAGCGCGAGCGATACCTTCCCCGGGTTGCCGAAGACGACGGGGTACGCCAAGCCCTTCTCGCTCGCGCCGAGCGTCGTGTAGTAGAAGTAGCCCGCGCCGTCGTCGTCGCCCCACGTGTCGAAGGTGACGGCGGCGGTAACGTCGGGGATCAAGCCTTGATCGTCGTAAAGGTTGTCTTCGAGCGCGAAGTTCACGGGCTCGTCTTCGGCGGCGTACTCGGGATCGCGCACGCGCCCGCGAAGCACGATCCTTCGGTCTTCGTAGTTGGTGCCTTCGATCCATTGCGAGAGCACGCCCGTAGCCGCGCCGAGATCGTGCCCTTCGGCGACGAGCTTCGGCACGTTCACCGGGAGCACGCCCGCCACCTTGACCGAAAGCAGCGAAGCGGAGTCGGCGAAGAGATCGAGCGACAAGCCGACGTTGAACGATTCGAGACACCCGGCGTATTGCAGATCGCCGAGCTTCGAGCTTGTAACGGTCAAGTCTTCGTGCGAGCAGCGGATCACGCGCCCGGCGAAGGTGAGATCGAGCAACCAATGAACGCGCTTACCAACGAGTTGCGCCCGGCTCCATCGGGTGACGGGCACGGCTAAACCTCTTCTTCAAGCGTGACGGTTGCCACGTTGAACAACTCGCCTGGGTTGCCCCATTCGGAGCCAAGCCGCGATTCAAGGCGCACGTTCGACACGATCCGGGCGAGCATGAACGTATTCCGATTGTTTACGACGATCGCCCCGTTGTTGTTCGGGCGATCGAAGCCCGCCAAGTAGACGACGGGCCACACGGCGCCCGACAACTGCTCGGCGACGCCTGCCACAAGGTAAGGCGTGTCGTGGGGCGAGCCGATGGCTTCGGCGCTTCCGGCCCAACCCGTCACGTAGTCGGGGCTCGGGCTCGGCTTCGTGGCTTGCGTCACGTCTACGCCATCCGTCCACGCGAGTTCAACGGTGCGCCGGGCCTTCCCGAGCTTGCGCGAGCGCCGGGTTCCGCTTCGGCTCGTCGCGAGGTTGGCGTTAGGTTCCACGCCGAGCGCCCGCCCGCGCGAGTATTGCCGCGCGAACGTCGCCACGCTCCCGATAAGCGCGGTTCCGATCTTGAAGTAGCCTTCCGCCGTTTCTTGCGCCGGGATTCGGATTCGAAGCCGAGAATAGCGCGTCGCGCCGTTGATCAACACAACTACGTCTTTGCTCCAAATCGAACCCTCTTCGAAGCCGATCGCCCCGGTCGGATCGCCGGGTTGCACGTCGTACAGTTCGATCCGAGTCGTCTTCGTGGCGACGTTCGAGAACACGCCTTCGGAGTTCGTTCGAATCTTCTTCGGAATGTTCCATTCGATCTCGTTCTCTTGCCCCGCCATGGCGAAGTAAGAATCCGCGAGCACGTGGTACGTGTACCATTGCGTCGCGCCCGCGTACACAGTCGGGAGCGGTTGCGGAAAGACGGTATCGGCCCAACGGGTGAACTTCAAGCCGGATTGCCCCGTGGCGGTATCCACGGTCGCCAGCGTTTGCCACGCCGCCCCGTCGTAACCTTCGACGTAGAAGGTACGAAAGTTGATCTCGAAGAGCCCTACGCCGATCATCGGTTCGAGCGCGGGCGTACGCTCGTTCAAGGCGGCGTCGTACTCCAATTCGATCCGTTGGGCGCTCGTCGTCGCCACGGAGCGCCAACCACGCGCCGGGCTCGGCGACACGGCGGGAAAGACGTTCTCGATCCCGTACTCGTACCGGGTGTTCACGTGCCATTCGTCGGCGTAGAAGGCGGGCCCGTCAACGGCGGCGATCGTCGTGCCGTCGTTGACGTAGAGCGGCGTCGGCGAGAAGTTGCGCCCTTGAAGCTCGCCGGGGTTGGATTGTCCCGAGTAGAGTTGTTGCCCCGCGTAGCTCCCATACGTGTAGCAGGCTTGGCGGAAGCGCGAATCGGTGCCGACGGCGGCGAGCATGCCCCATTGAAACTCGTTCGTGACGCCGCCGCCTTGCGTGAGCGTCGTTGACGCGCCGATCGCAACCCACGCCCGATCGGTGCCCGAGCCCGCGGGGCGATACCATGCCGCGCCCTTGCCATCGTTGCCCGGCGCCGAGTCGTTCCCCACGGCGAGCAGGATTTGAACGCCCGTCACGCCCGCCGCCGTGGCGATCGTGGCAATGTCCGCGCCCGCGTACATGTCGCGAAGCGTGATCGCCGTCGTCGTGACGGAAACGCGAATCTCGTAGGCGACGGGCCCGGCGACGCCCGAGCGGAGTTGTGCGAATGCGGTTCCGCCCGCTACCAACACGTCAAGAAGGGCGATCATGCCCTGAGTGTTCGTGCTCGTCGGGTTCGTCGTGAGCGTATAGCTTTGCGCGTCGCCCGCGCCGCCTTGGAGCCGAAGCCCCGTGCTCGTCATGGTGACAGTAGGGGCGCCGCCGACTACGAGCGTCCACACGCCGCCCGTATCCTCGGGCAGATCGAACGGGAGCCACGTACGTTCCCACGCCACGCGCGCGGCGGGGCTCGGGAAGGCGTTCAACTGAGGTAGGCATAGGGTCGTGTACCCGCCAAGGTAGGACACGCCCAACGAGCCGTCGTCGTGCGTTTCGGGGTTGGCGTTGAACTTGTGAACGAGAACCGCCCGCCCGCCTTGCGCCGTGCCCGCGAGATCGGTAGGGCGGGTGCTCACGTCGTCGCCCCGCCACCATGCCGCGCCGTACGCGGGCGACGAGCCCGAGCCTACCGCCGCCCACGTGGCGCCGCCGTCGGTAGAGCGTTGAACGTAGCTCTCGCGGAGCGCCCCGCCGTCGAAGTCAACGCCCGCCATGTAGAACACGCCGTCTTCGTCAACCCACGACGAAAGTTCGCCCGCGTTGAAGACGAGCGGCGGGCCCGCCGCCCAACTGCCCCATTTCATAGGGTTACCGGATTGACAAGCGCGCTCGGCGGTAGCCGTCGCGAGCACTTGGTAAGCGTTGGCGATCCGCCGCTGGTACGGCACGATCACGCCCGTAGCCGTGAGATCGCGCGTCAGATAGTGAACAACGAACTGATTATTTGCGGCGAAGACGGAAGGGTACGCCGCCCACGAAGTATCGCCGGCGCCGTCCCACGAATCGACGAGATCGAACGACGAGCCGAGATCGACGGACGCCCATTGATAGAGCACGTCGGCGCGAGCGGCGATCGATTGATCTTCAACCCAACCAACGAGCAGGATTTGCCCGTTCAAGTAGGCGACACGGAGCCTATGCGGCGTGCGGTTGACGCCCACGCTCGTAAGTGCCGCCGAGAGACAAGCCTTGTTCGCCAAGGCCCACGACGCCCCGTTGTCGTCGGAATAGTGCATGCGAACTTGGTTCTCACTATTCGCCGTGTCTTCCTTGAAGAAGAACGCGAGCAGGCGCCCGCTCGGGAGCGCGAGCACGGTAGCATGCGCCGCCAAGGCGAACGCCGAGCCGTTGTCGTGAATGGTGACTTCGGCCCACGCCCCGGTGACGGGGCTCCGCGAAAGGCACGTCACGTAACGCGACGACTTCTCGCACACGACGATCACGGTTCCGTCGGTAAGCGTGATCGCGTGCGGGTGCTTCCATTTCCCCGCCGTCGTCGTGTAGTCGTAGAACTCGAAGTATGCGAGCGCGTGGGGCCCGTCCCAACCCCGCCACAACTCCGCGCCGCCGAGCGGGCCCGCCACGTCACGCCACGCGAACGAGCCGCCGTCGGGCTCGGGTTGCCCCGCCTTCGACGCGCGAATGCGGAGCTTGCGATCGGCGCTTTGCGTGCCCGACGACTCCAAGACCATCTCGGTTTCGCCTTGCGCTTCGGGCACGCCCGGGAGCGGGCCCGCCTGCTCGAACGACGAGCCCGCGACGTAGATCGAATCGAAGCCGAGCCGAAGATCGGGAACGAGAAGCCCGCGAAGCGCGGGTTTGGAAACGTCGATCGGCGGCATTACGTGTAACTCCGCTCACGGTGCCCGACCCGCGTACCCTTGTTCAACTCGGTAGACAAGGGCCCGCCGAGTCGGATGTTATCCCGAATGAACTCGTTGAACTCCCGGTGTCGGTACTGGATAGGCGCGGGGCGCGCGCCCGTCGTGCTCTCGCCGTTGCGCCGCCCGGCGTTCCGATCTTCGATCGCCGTTCGCCCGCCCATGTCGGCGACGGCGCGGCGCGACAAGACCGCTTCACCTTCGAGCAGCGTAGCCCGCACTTCGTCGGGAGCTTGCGCGGAGTACCGCCGAACTTCCGACGTGCCGACGTGAAACGACGGCTCTTGCCCGGCGATTTGCGCGATCGACACGGCGCCCGCCGCCGCCGCGATCCCGGCGCCGATCAAGCCGAACGGGCTCGGCGGCGGGGATTGCGAGATCGCGTTGATCACGGCGAGCGCTGTAGAAGCAATGGCTTCGGCGATCTTTGCCGCCTTGGCGATCTCGAACGAGCGCTTCGCGGCGTCGCGTTGCGCGTCGATCCGCTTCTTCATTTCCTTCTTCTGCCCTTCGGTCATGTTCTCTTCGTTCTCACGAAGATCGTCTTCCATGGCTCGAAGAAGGTCGGTTTGATACCCGACGCCGAGATCGAAGAGTTGCGACGCCACGCCGAAGGCTTGTTGAAGCGTAGACGCGACGGCTTGCGCCTTGGCGATCTCGGCGTCTTGCGTCGCCTTCACGTCGGCGGCGCGCTTGGCTTGCGCGTCGGCGGCGGCTTTGTCTCGAAGCCCCTTGATCCGCTCTTCGCTCGCCCCGATGATCTGCTCTCGCGCCGTGGCGTAGGCTTGATCGGCGTCGCGCATAGCGGCGTCGTTGCCGAGCGCGGCTTCTTGCGCCTTCTGATAGCTCGCGGCGAGCGATTCGAGCGCGTGCGCCCGAGCGGCTTCTTCTTGCGCCACGCCCCGAAGGTTGCTCTCGGAAGCCGCGCGCCCCGCCGTCTCGATCGCCGAGAGCGCGTCGCGGTAGTCTTGCGCCACCTTCGCGGCGGCTTCCATGGCGGCGCGGGCTTCCGCTTCCGCCCGAGCTTGATCGCGTGCCGCTTCCGCCGCCCGGCGCTTGGCTTCCGTCGCGGCTTCCGTCGCTTCGCGGGCGTCTTCGGTCGCCTGCTTCTCTTCTTCGTGCGCGATCACAATGTCGGCAACCTTGCTCTTCGCGCCTTCGACTTCGGCTTGAAGATCGGCGTAAGCCTTCTTAGCGGCTTCGAGTTGCGGGCGAAGATCTTCGATCTGCTCGCGGTACGTCACCATGCCTTTCGCTTCGGCGGCTTTGTGCTCGAACGTGTCGAGTTGTTGCTTCAACGAGCCTACGTTGGCGTTCGCCAAGCGCAGCGACTCCGCGAACTTCTCGTCTACGTCGGCGGCGCCCTTCACGTAGTCCGCCGTCGCTTGCGACATTTGCCCTACGGCTACTTGCCATTCGATCCCGAGCCCGGCGATCGACGCCTTCGCGTCTACCGCCACGTCGGCGGCGTGTTGGATCGCGTCGGCGTTCGCCCGAATCGCGGCTTCGTGCTCTTCCGTGGCGCTCGTCACGAGATACCACGCGCCCGCCGCCAAGCCGAGCGTAGCGACGAGCCCGAGCACTACGGGGTTTAGCGCAGCGCTCGCGATTGCCGCCGCTTGCTCGCTCGCGGCAAAGACTTCTACCGCGTCGGCGGCGTCGTTGACGACGCCCGCCAAGTTCGCGGCTTCCGGCGACACGAGCGAGAGCGCCCCGCGCAACTTCGCCGAAGATTGCCCCGCCCGGCTCGCGCTCTCTTCGAGCGACTTCAACCCGCCGCCGACGCGCTTTCCCGCGCTCTCGCCCGCCGCCGCCGTCGAAGAGAGCGCGCTATCTACGCGCTTGATCTCTTCGACGGCTTTCGATGCGTCGGCGGTAATCGAGAGCTTTACGTCTTGCGACACCGGGGCACTCCTTCGGGGTACTCTATCGCTTCTTCGCCGCCGCCGCACGAAGATCCGCGATACGCCGATCGAACTCGGCGCGCTTCTGCTCGCGGGTTTGCGCCTTCTTCGGGCGGGTTAGGGCATCCCAATCCGCCAAGTAGATCGCTTGCTCTTCGCGGGGCAACCCGAAGAACCAACCGAGATCACGTCGCCAATGGTGCGCGACTCGAAGGACTACGTGATCGAAGTGTCCCCGGTCGCCTTCGAGAAATCCCGGGCTTCGGCTACCTCGGCACGCGACGGCGGAAGCAGGGCGGCGATCGCGTTGAAGACCGGCACGCTTGCGGCGAGAAGCGCGTTCTCGTCGTAGCCCCGTTCGAGCAGGCGATCGAGCGCTTCCGCGCCGAACTCGAACCAATCGTACCCGAATGCGCCGGGATCGAGCCCGTCACGATTGGCGGGCCCGCGAAGCAGTTCGAGCCCCGGCACGGTGAAGGCGAGGATCGCCGCCGCCCCGCGAAGGTTGGCGCGTACCCAACATGTCGCGAGTTCGCGGCGCTCGGCGTGTCGCCGGGGCAGTTGTACGGGGAAACTCGCGCCGCCAAGGTTGACGACGAGAGCCGGCTTCGTGGTAGCCTGCTCGTTCATGGTAGAGACTCCGAGTTGAGACTACGCCGGGCCTTGGCGATCGTACCCGCCGTAGATTTCGAGCTTGATCGTGATCTTGTTCCGATCGCCTTCCTTGAAATCCCACGTTTCAAGCACCTTGTAGAGCGTGAGCGTGTGATCGGCCGACTCGCCATAGTTGACGCCTTGCGACACGAACTCGTAGGTTCCTACGGAGAACTCGAAGTTCGCGCCGCCCGTCGAAACCGCCGACGCCCACGCGCCCGACCATTCGATCACGTCGATCGGGTTGGCGTCGGCGCCCGGCGCGCTCGGCGTGCCGCTCGCGAACTGACGCATATCGACGGTGAACGACGCGGTAAGAACGGGGTTGTTGCCCTTCCGCACGCCCACGATCTCGCCCCGGTCGTAGACGACGGTACGAGCAGCGCGTTCGCCGCCGAACGAGAAGTCTCCGTCTTCATACGAGAACTCGAAGGTAAGCCCCGAAGCATCCTTCTTCGTCACCTTGCCGTTGCGGAACGTCTTCGAGATTTCGGATTCGGCCATGGTGACGCGCTCCTAAGTGAGAGTCGCCGTAACCGTATCGCTCGCCTTGTTGGCACGAACGCGACGGGGCGGGGCGGGATCGTTCATTGCGGCGACTATAGCAGCCGTCAAGGCGTCGCGCAAGGCGGGAATATCGGTTGTCAAGGCGTCTTCGAACGCCAAGACGTACTCGGGCGTAGCGCCCTTCGAGCGCGCCACGTATTGAACGTAAGCCTTGTCGCCGTAGTAGCTCCGCGCGTCGTCGTAGACGGTGAGCGTGATCGGATCCGTGTTGCTCGTCAGGGTGCGCTTCCAACCTGCCCGCGAGCGCCCGCGCTTGTCCTTCGGGGCGCTCTCGTACTTCCAACCAACCCAACGGGCCTTGATCTTACGAACGAGTTGATCGCCGCCGTCGCGGAGTATCTTCAACTCGGCGGCGTTCAACCGGCGTTGAAGCTCGGGCAGATCGAGCGTGCTCGTCATGGAAACGGCGAAGCGATCGGCCATGCGTCAGAGTAACGGGTTCAAGCGCTTGAACAACTCCGCGAACGGCGACGCCGTGCGGGATAGCTCGCGCGAAGTCTCACTTCGAGCGCGGCGGGCGCTCTCGCCCTTCGCCAGCTTCGCGGCTTCCGTGGCGACGCGGGCGGCTTCCGTGGCGTCGATCTCGGCGAAGAGCGCGCGGAGCATGTTCGGCTTGATCGCTGCCCACGCTTCGGGGAAGAGCGAGCGCCACAAGGGCGACTCGGGATCTTCGCCCGCCCGGTGTACGTATTGCACGTAGAACATGGGGTTCTCTACGACGATCCCGAAGCCTTGCGCGGGATCCGCCGACACGTAGAACGAGAAGGCGTCTTGTGACGTGCCGGTGTCAACGGGCCATGCGGTTACGATGTACCGAACGAGTTCTTCGCCGAAGACGTAGAGAACCGATTCTTCGTCGGGCGTCAAGGCGCGCGATCCTCCGTGCGCCGCCAAGTAGGGCGGGATCTCGCTCGGAAAGAACTTGACTTCAAGCGCCATTTCCGAGCCTACCCCGGCAAGGGCTCGATCGTCATTCGGTAGCGGGTGCGGAAGCGTAGGATCGTGAGCAGGAACGTACCGCCGCCGAGAAGTTCGGGTTCCGCCAACCCGAGAAACGCCGTATGCGGCTCGCACTCTACGTAGGCGTCTTCGACGTGCCCGAGTACGATCTTCTTCACGTCGTCGGCGTCGGCGTAGGCTTGCCCGAGCGCAGCGGCGTTGCGCGCGGCGTTCAACTTGTGGCACAAGCGGATCGAGAACTCGCGGAGCACGAACAACGAGCCGTCGGTTCGGGTGCGCCCGCCCGCGTCGCCTTCCGCGCCGAGAAACACGGTGAAGGAGCGGTCTACAACCTGTTTCGGCTCGAACTCGGGCCCGAGCACGCCCGACGCTTCGCGCATGCCCGGAATGCGCCGCACGCGCCCCGCCAAGGCGTCGCGAAGCGCAAGGGCACCCGTTACCGCCATGGCTATTCCGCGAGCCCCCTACGCCCTGCCCGGGGCGTTGCCGACAAGAAGATCACGGGTTGCGCCGCCTTGGCGGTTGCCGACACGGTGCCGTCTTCGCCCGCGTCGATCTTGTACGTGAGCTTCGGGAACTTCGAAGCGTACTCGGCGGCGTACTCCTTCAAGAGCTTGTCGAAGCGATCCGTTTCGCCCGTGGCATTCGTGATCGCGTCGCGGAAGATGTACGAGAGCGCCAACGAGAGCACGCACCCGCGACACGCCCACGGCGAGAGGATCAAGTTCGGGCGGTTGCCCTTGTTGATCAACTCCCGCTCGAACTCTTCAAAGGCTTCGTCAATCTGCCCGGTGAAGTCGTCAAGCTCGGGCGGCAAGTTCTCGGAGACAAGTTGCGGGTGACGCCGCAACAAGTCGTCTTGCGTAACGACGTTGTAGAGCTTGCGCCGAACCAAGAGCGCGTCACATTGGATACGGTGCGTCACGCCGTCAACGACGAGCGCCCATTCTTCGAGCCATCGATCCGAATACTCTTCGCCCGTGGTAGAGGCGCCGCCTACCGCATACGACGCCACGCCGTCTACTGCTACGGAGACGGCGCCCGAAACTACCGTTTCGCCGTTCTCGTTCTTCAACGTGTAGGTTCCGCTCGTCGGGTGTACGGGGCTCGCGCCCCGGTAGATCGTGAGCGTCACCGTCTCGTCTTGCCCGCGTTCGAGCAGGCGCGGCAAGACGATACGAGCGGCAATGCGCGCCGCCACGGCTACGCCGTGCGACCGATGATCTCGATATCGTAAGAGATCGTGCCGGTTGCGGCGGCGATCCGGAAGATATCGCCGGTTGCGGCAACCGTCGTCATGGGATCGATCGGCGAGTACCAGCCGAACGCGCCGCCCGGGTTCACTTGGAGCGTGTGTGCGCCCGCCCCGAGAAGGCCCGTGAAGGCGGGGTTCGCGCCGTTGCCCACGGTGAGAAACTGCCCGCTCGTCGTGCTCTTGTTGCGGATCACGATCCCCGTGATCTTCACGAAGTTGATCCCAGAGTTGAGCGCCGACGCGAGCACGCCGCGAAGATCGAGATCATCGGGAGCGCCCGACGTGACGGAGCGGGTGTCACTCCACACGAGATCGGCTTGATCGGTGCCGGTGCCGCTCGCGATCTGCTTCGTGTAGTCGATCGAGTGACGCCCGGCGACGGCGCCGAGATCGCCCGTGATCCGCTCGTACACGTCAAGAAGGAAGCGCAGCGTACCGGAGACGGAGACAACGGCCATGGTGGAACCTCAGAGTTGCGGAAGTGTACCACGCGCCCGAAGGCGCGACTACTTGATCGCGAAGACGCGAAACTTGATCCCCGTCGTCACCGTGAAGCGAAGCTCGGTTGCCGACATGACGCCGTAGGCGACATCGATCCCGCTTCCGAGCGCAACGGGCGCTTCCGTGATCGCCGTCCAAATCACGGCGGGAGTGCTCCCGAGCCCGTGCGCGAAGATCTGCTCTCCCCCGGTGCCCGTTTGTTCGACGGAAGCGTAGACGGAAGCGGCGGCGATCGAGCTTCCGACCGTCGCGGTTGCGGCGTTGCCGGTGCAACTGCCCGACGAGCCCGACACGTTGCCCGTCACGTTGCCGACGAGCGCCGCCGTCACTTGCGCGAACGTCGGCGAATCGCCGGTATCGAGCGAGAGCGCCGCGCGTGCCGCCGCCACGCTCGCCGCGCCGACGAGCGAGCGCCCCAAAGCGTTGAAGGTGGCGAGCGCCGCCGTGCCCGCCCCGGTGAAGTAGGGCACGCGATCGGCTGCGCTCGTGAGCCCGGCGAGCGCGGAAAGCTCGGAGTCGGTTCCGACGAGCGCAACCCACGCGCTCGAAACCATGCTGTAGATCGTGCCGTTGGTGCGGAAGTAAACGGAGCCGTTCGGCTGCGCTTCCGACGGCGCGGCGGATCCCGCCGTGATCGTGGGCCATGACGCGAAGGTAGACGAGTCTTCGTCGGTAGCGATTGCGACGACGCGGAAGGCGTGGGCCGCAATGAAGAGCACGGCTTGCCCGAGCGAAGACAGAAGACGAGAAGCCATGTTGAACCTCTATCGGTTGCGTTGCGCGTTCGTGAGTCGGGCGACTTCCGCCGCTTGCCGACGCGCCGACTCTTCCGAGACGGGGCGCCCGCTTTCCTTGCCGTGCTCTACGATCCGCCGGGTGAGCCCTTCGACGCCCCGGCGATCTGCTTCTTCACGTTGGCGCGTCGTTTCCACGGCTACGCCGCTCCGAGCATACGATCGCACGCGCCGATCTGCTTGTTGTAGATCTCGATCTCGGCGGCGACGCTCGGCGACGACTTGCGCGGCTCCGAGAGCCGGATCATGTTCGCCGCTTGATCGCGGAGCCATTCGATCGCCACGTCGGCGGGCGGCTCGATCGTGCCGTCTTCGAGCAGTTGATCCACGAAGCGCCCGAACTCGTCGAAGTCAACGACGACGGAAGCACTCTTGCCCGACACCTTGATCCGCTCCCAACGGCACAAGAAGCCTACCCCGCCGATCATGTCGAACTCACGAAGGTAGCCGCCTTGCACGGAACGATCGTAGATCACGGTACGCCCCGCCTTGCCCGCGTCAACCAACGCGGCGTCGGGGCGCCCCTTGGCGTCAACGCGCCCGATCCCGGGTACGAGCCGGATCTTCCCGAAATCGGGCAGGATGCGATCGGCTTGCGGGTAGTAGATCCAACGCATCGGATCGAGCGTGAGAATGAAGTTCGGGTTCTCGCTCGCGCGGATTCGGATCACGTCGTCGGTTTGCGTGCTCGGCGCCACGCGCCGCCCTTCGACGAAGGCATGCCCGGTCTTGCGCCCGGCGGGCGTCGCCGACGCCTTGACCGGCACGGGCGGCGGCGGCGCGGCTCCCGCGTTCGACGCGCGCCCGGCAAGGGGCGCGGGCTCGTCGGCGTCGTCGCCGCCCGCGATCGGAAGCGACGGCTCGGGCGGCGGGCTCGCGTCGGCGGGCGTCTCGTCGGGCGGTTTCGGTGGGGTGCGTGGGCGCGCCATGTAGGTGGATCCTTGCGTGGTGGGCGCTCGCACTTTGTACCGGCGAAATCGACGTGACGGGTAGCGAGCGGGGTAGGAGTCGGTTCGGTGCCGCCGACGCGCCGGAAGGGCCCGAAAGCCCGCCCGACTACGACGCGGAAGACAGGAAGGTGACGCCGAGCAGTTCGTTCGGGCTCACGGCGTTCTTGGCAACGCCCGCGTAGAAGTTCCCGACGATCTTCGTGAGCGCCGCCGAAGCGTCGCGCTCGAACTCGATCAAGAGCTTCGTACCGGCGGGCACCATGAACGTAGGGCTCTTGATCGGCTTCGGCGTGCCTTCGGAGTAGAGCACGGCGCCCCGGTGCCACATGCCGCCCTTGCGATCCCCGCCGCTCGTGACGCACTTGCTCGACTTGAAGATGTCCACGCCGAGCAGCTTCCCTTGAAGCCCCTGCCCCTTGGCTTGCACCATGTCGGCGGTTGCGGGCATGTACTGCGCCACGCCGACGACGCCGAAGAGATCGCCTTGAAGGTCGGTCACTTGGATCGGCGCGAGCAGCGCGACGAGTTCGGCCGAAGGCGCCGGGGCGCGTTCGATGTAGAAGATCCCTTGTTGGAACTTCGTGAAGGTGAAGTCGGTTCCCGACGTTCCGACGATCTGAGTGAAGTCGTCGATCACGTTGCAAACCATGGAAGTGAACCGCATTTCGGCGGAAAGCACCATGGAAGCCGCGAGCCGTTCGACGTTCACGGAGCCGTCGGGCAAGACGAGATCGGCGAGATCGGATTCGCTGTATTGCAGCGCTTGCCGGGCGACGGTGACGGTTTGCGATCCGTCGGTAAGCGCCGTGTTGCTCACGCTCGAACCTTCGGCAACCGCCGCCATTTCGTCGAAGCCGTCAAGGCCCGCGAAGCCGAGCTTCCGGGTGCTCGAACCAGAGCCGCGCACGTCGCCCACGTCGATCAAGTACGCGCCGTTGCGGAACGACGCGCGATCGGCGAGCAGAAGCCCGATCTCTTGCGCCAAGATCTCGGAGACGGTGAGATCGCCAAGACCCGAGACGAGAACTTCGTTTGCCATGGTAGAGACTCCCGAGAAGGTGACTTCACGCGGGCCCTACTACCGTATCGCCGTAGACGCGCGGGCTTCGTAGAGAGCAGTTTAGCGCGGCGCGCTCGTCGCGAGCAAGCGGCGGGGCGCGCTAAACCGGCTTCTAAGGCACTTCGTAGAACAAAGATCGAGATAGTGCGCTAAACCTCTTGCGGGTGTAACGCGCATGAAGTAAGGTAGTTGCACCTTCAAGGAGTCTTCGCGTGAACCTCACCAACGCCAACGAAGCGATCGAGTTCGTCACCACAAACGGGCGCGGCGCCCCTACGGCGTCTACGGCGGCGCTCGCGAATTCGATCGCCCGCGCTATCGCGAGTCGCTACGAGTACGTGAAGACGTGGGGCAACGGGCGTAGCCTCACGCTCTCTTCCGAAGCCGACGTATTCGAAGCGATCGGCGTCTTGAAGCTCGAATACTTCCGCCTTACCGGGCGTGCATGGATCGCGGAGTGAGCAAGCCGAAGCCGCCCGAGATCGCGGGCGGGCGCCCGTTGCCGCTCTTCCCCGCCATGGTGGGGAAGACATGGTATCAAGGCGGCGGCTCGATCATCGTCTTCGTGCCCGGTGACGAGCGCGAGCAGTTCGAAGCGCTCGCCGCGCTCGCCGGGTACGTCGTCGAAGACGCGACGTGGTATACCGTGAGCACGATCCCGCGCGCTACCGTGAAGCTCACGCTCGCGAAGGCTTCGCCGGGCGGGGCTTGAACACTTCGGCGAGTTCGAGATCGACGCCGAGCGCGGCGGTAACGTGCCCGTTGGCAAGCGTGATCGTGAACATGCCGGTAACGTCGTCGAAGCCTTCGACGCGCCCGCGCTGCCCGCCGTGGCGCACCCGGGCGCCGCGCTCGAAGTCGCGCTTCACTCGATCCGCCCTTCGCGCCGCGCCGACATGATCGCTTCACGATTCGCCTTGTACTCGTCGGTTGACATCGAACCGATCTCTTCCCGGGTGAACGCGGGGCGCCCGTTGCCGCCGCTCGCGCCGCGCGTGCCCGCGTTCGGGTTGAAGGCGGGCTTCTTCTCGGGCTCGCGCTTGACGCCCGCTCCCGCGCCGTTCCCGGCGCCGCCCTGCCCCTTGTCGTCGGCGCCCTTGGCGGGCTCCTTGCCCTTGTTCGCGGCGTACTCGGAGCGCGGCGCGGGCTCGTCGCCGCCCTTGTTCGCGGGCTCGGCGGCGTCGGGGATCATGGCTTGGAACCAGCGCTTCCCTTGTTGTCCTTCGAGCCAATCGGCGAACTCGGGCGCCTTGTCGCCCTGCCCGTTCGTCGTCATGTTGTAGCGCTCGCGAATGAAGGCCCGATCGTCGGCGTCGGTTACCCCCATGTCGCGGAGTTGAAGATCCTTCTCGGCGTTGTTGGCCCGGCCGATCGCGTCGTCGCGCTCCTTCGCCACCTTCGCCACGTCGGGCGCCTTCTTCTCGAACTCGCCGATCTTCGCGTTGGCGGCTTCGAGATCGCTCTTCGCCTTGGCGAGCAGTTGCCGCACCTTCCGGTGCTCGGCGTAGGGTACGGGCTTCTTGTCGTCGCCTTCGTCGTCGGCGCCCTTGCCGCCCTTGCCGCCTTCCGCCCCGTCGTCGGCGAAGCAGCCGAAGCGGCGCTCGTGACGTGAGAAGAACGAGTTCGTTTCGTGGAAAGCATCGAAGGCGCTAAGCGCGAGAAGGTGGAACATGCGTGGTACTCCTTACGGGTTGGAAGCGGGATCGTCGTCGGGCACGTCGCCCGAGCCGTCGTCGGGTGTATCCGGGTTGTTGGGGTCTTGCGAGCCCGAGCCGTCGTCGGGTACGCCCGGCGTCGGTACGCTCTTCGCGGGGATCGGCGACGCCTTCTTGAACGGGGTAAGCGCGGCGTCAAGCTCCGCTTCTTCGCGGGCGACTTGAACGAGCCGTTCTTTCGCCTGATTGCGCGTCAAGCCGGGTTCGAGCGCAAGCACTACGTCAACGCGGCTTGCCACGCCCGCCGCGCGCTTGGCTTCTACCTGCTCGATCAACGCCTTTGTTTCTTCGAGCGAGAGCGGTACGCCCTTGTAGACGATCGAGTAGGCTTCGGGCTCTTCGGGGTAGCCCTCGGGATCGGTGCCGTACTCGTTCAAGAGCCGCGCCGCCGTGGCGAGTAGCAGTTGATCGCCCATACGCAAGTTAGGTTGCACCTTGGCTTGCTTGCGGCGCAACCCTTGGCGCGACACAGAAATCGAGTAGCCGGATTGTGCGTCGCCGTTCGAGACGAGATCCGAAGGCGCGAGCCCCGCCCATATCGCCAAGTCGCGCTCGCATTGGCTTAGGAAGTTCCCCGCTTCCTTCACGTCGATCGCCGGGGCGAACTGCGAAAGCGTGCCCGTCTTGCCGTTCACGGCTTGGAACATGACGATCGACGTAGGCGAAACCGTGATCTCGGATCGGCGCGTGCCTTCCTTGTCGTCGCCCCGGATCTCGCCGCCCTGTAGCTCTACGTCGATCCCGTACCGTTGGGGCCATGACGCTTCGTCAAAGCCATGGTGCGCGCCCGTCCATCCCACGGCGATCCGAAGCGTGCCTTCGATAAGCTCGCGCCCCTTCTCGCCGTCCCACAAGCCGCCGTGCGTCTCGGCGTGGTAGAGCACATAGGCGAAGATGCCCTTCCCCGACGTATCGCGGTAAGGCACGTCGCCGGGCTTGATCTCGGGGAAGTAGACCGTAGTACGGTCAATCTTGCGATCCGCTGAGAGGATCCGGAACTCGGGCGCGTCAGGGTCCGTCCAATCCCATACTTCCCACGTCCATTCTTCCGTATTCTTGATCCCGGTCTTCTCGTCGGCATGTTGAGCATCGATCGGGATCGTGCGAAGCCGCACTTCTTCAACCTTGTTGAGCATGTGCGGCGACTTCGTGTCGCCCGAGCAGTAGGCTACTTCGTCAGGCGTGACGAGCCGCGCCGTCACCTTGCCGTCTTCGATGTCGAGTCGGATCAAGCTCTCGCGGAGCCCGTTCACGAAGAGTTCGTGCCGTTGTAGGAGCCCGAGCACGAAGGGCCCGAGCATGGCCGAAACGTCGGTAGCTTCGGCCATGATCGACGGCGGCTCGTCGTAGCTCACGGAAACTTGCGACATGACCGAAAGGAACGGGTTCCGCGACATGTCGAGTTCGCCCATAGCGTCGGCTCGGGCCTTCGAGAATACCTTGGCAAGCGCCCGGTAACCGTCTTCCCGCCATTGCCCGAGAAGTAGCCGCTTACGCAACGCGGCGTGCTTCCATCGGGAAGCGTCGTCGCCTTTCGGCACCGGGCGAGAAGGGGCGGACATGGCTTAGCGGAATATCACGGCTTCGCCCGCGCCGTCAACGTTCGTGTTTAGGAAGTCAACGGCTATGTATCGAAAGGCGTCGGCGGCGTGCTTCAAGTCGTCGTTTAGCCCCGTCCAATGGCGAAGCGTCTTCAAGAGCGTAGGGCACTTCTCAGATACGTAGATCCGATCCTCAGCGAACCCGAAGTTGATCTTCTTGCACCCGGCGACGATCGAGCCCTTCGACTTGTCAGGCGACATGACGCGGAACGGCGACTTCCGCGCCTTGACGAGCGCGGCGAAGGCCCGTTCAAGAAGCGCGTTGATCGAGAGCCCGTCGCCGAGCTTGCCCGCCGAGTTCACGTCGCCACGCATGTAGCGCACTTCCCACGGATCCCAACCGTGCGCTTCGAGCAGGGCGACGGCGCCCCGGGCGTCGTCTTCGGGCTTCGTGTTGCCGGGGCTCACGTACTCGCCGAGCACGTACAGTTCGAACCCGTCGCCCGTCTCTACGACGCCGACGAGCAAGATCACTTGCGCCCCGGTCTTCTCGCCGTGATCGCCGCCGAAGAACAAGAGATAGTCGAGATCGGGCGGCGTGGCGAATACGTGCCGCTTCTCGTTGAACGCGCCGAAGACGCGCCCCGTCGTCACGCCGTCCCACGCGCCGTTTACGCGCTGCTCGTACTCGCTCGGAAGGTACGCCGAGCAGATCCCGTCTATCAAGGCTTGCGAGTAGAAGGGGCAGTCTTCGACGGTCAAGCGGATCAAGTGATCCGCGATCTTCTTATCTTCTACCTGCTTCTTTAGCCATTCGACGGCGCGACCGATCGGCGTGTACGTTAGCCACATGTCGCCTTCACGCGCGAGCAGGCGGGCGATCAACTCCGAGTAATGCGACTCCTTCGGCGGCTCGTCGCACCATACGAAGTCGAGCGTATCGCCCGAGTGCGCGAGCGTGCCTTGCCACGCGGTATAGACTTCGCACGTCGAACCGTTGCGAAGGATCAAGGTGCCCTTCTTGAAGCCGCCCACGCGGATCATTTCGGGCAGTTGCGACGGGTGACAATCCGGCAAGCACACGGGGTTGATCTCGTCAAGCGGGATCATGTCGAAGAGTGCGCGTTGTACCACGCGACTTTGCTTGAACGAGTACGTTACCACGCGACCGTGGATCGGCGGCTTCTTTACCGGGTAGTTCGGGTGAACGCCGAGCATGCGGTAGGCGGCTTCACGAGCGCCCGCCTTCGTCTTACCCGCCTGATTGCACCCGCGAAGCGAGCGCACCCGCGAGCGATCCGCGTGGAAAGCTACTTGCTTCGGCGAGTTCTCGGGCGGGTAGTTACGATGGATCTTCGCCAAGAGCGCGTCGCGGCGGGTTTGGCGAAGGGCGTACTCTCGAAGAACCGCCGACTCGCCGTAGCGCGTCACGTAGTCGGCTTCGGGCGTCATGGTAGCACCTTGACGCGCGCCCGGCGTTCGAGCGCCACGCGCGCCGCTTCTTCGATCTGCTCGTCGGTTAGCGCGCTAAGATCTTCGATCTCGATCGTGTTGCCCGTCTCGTTGTTGTGGATATCCACCTTCAAGCCGCGAGCGAAGCCGCCGCGATCGAGCAGTTCGACGGCGCACTTGATCCGCTCCTTCGTCGTCGCCGTCGTATCGTTCAACGTGTCGCGAAGGTAGCGGATCGCTTCGAGCGTGCCCGCGTCAAGCTCCCGAGACGCCGCGTTGCGTCGCTGCTCGAATACCGACTTCACGATCGCGATCGTCTCGGCGCGACGGGCGACGCTCCGCACTTCTTCGCGCGTCATGGCGAGATCGGAAGCGATCTCGGCGATCGTCTTGCCGATGATCAACCGTTCCGCCACGCGCTCGCACTTGGCGGGCAGCGCGGATAGTTCGCGCTGCTCGTTCGGTTTGTCCATGCGTGCGGATTGTGCGCGCGAGAAGATGCCCATTAGGGCGAAAGGCTAACCGCGCTAACGCCCCGACGGCAAGCGCCCTACTTCAAGGCGTGAATCAGGCGCGCGGCGTCAAGCGACGAGAGCTTGTCGAAGGGCGCGAAGTAGTAGCCCGAGCCGAGCAGTTCGACGCACTTACCTTCCGCCACGCGCTCGAACGGCAAGCGCCGAAGGGCTCCTTCGTACTGCTCGGCGTCGTAGGGCTCGTCAACGAACGCGGGCGCCCCGGGCTCGGCGAGCACCCGGCGGGCTTCCGCTTCGAGATCGGCGACGAGACGCGGGAACGTGGGCCGAAGCCCGGGGAAGAGTGAAGGGCGGCGCGTCATACGTTCCAACCGTGAACCTTGGCGGCTTCGGTGTACCACGTACACACGGCGTAGACGACGGCGAAGCCGCCGCCCGCTCGAACGGTGCGTTTGAAGATCCTCACCTTCGCGATCCGTTGCGACGTGCGCCATTCGCGAGCGCACGTCGTCGCGCCGTCGCGATCGGTGTAGACTTCGACGAGATCGGCGCCGCCGTGCGTGCGGTTCATGCCGCCGCCTTCGGCGTCCATACGCCGGGCCTCGTCTCGGAGTAGTCCCGATCGAGCTTCGCGGCTCGCGCGAGCTTGATCGCGATCCTCGCCACCTTGGCGGGCGCGGGCAAGTGCAACCCCGGGCCCGAGTTCAAGATATCGCCCGTGCGGAAGCATACGGTAGCGTCGAACTGCTCGCCGTTGTCGAAGCCGTGCCCGAAGTCGCGGCGGCGGGAGACGAGCAGCGACCAAACTCCGTACTCGGCGCGCACGTTCACGAAGAACGTCGAACCGAGCGACACGCGATCGACGTGAACCGCTTTCACGGTGTAGTCGGCGGGGTTGATCGAGATCTCGCCGAGCGTGCGCTTCACGACGCGGGCGACGCTTCCGAAGTTCTTGGTACGGGGCATGTTGAAGACTCCTTGTTCGGGTTGCTCAACTACTCTATAGGATGCGCGTTACGCCCGCAACAACTTTCGTACTAATAGTTAGTAGCCGAGTTAGAACGGGTCTTTACTCAACTTCCCTTCGAGCCGAAGCGCCACCATGCCGAGCCCCGCCGCATCGATCGCGTTGTGAACGAGCGCCCGCTTCTCAGGTACGACGACGCGATCGAGCCATGCGCGCCGCCCGAGCCAACCCCGGATCCGTTCGAGCATGATCGGCTTAGGTACTTGCCCTTTCCAATCCCGAGCGAGCACGCCGCCGACTTCGACGCCCGGGAAGACCATAGCCACGGCGCCGACGACGCCGCTAAGCTCCAAGAGATCAGCGGGATCTTTGTCGAAGCCGCCGCGCCCCGCATAGACTTTCGTTTGTTCGACGACGAGCCGATCGGGGCGCGTGCGAGGATCGTCGCCGAGCCACGCGATCGACAACGCCACGCCCCGCCACACTCGCGGGCCCCGCTCTAAGGTGCCGTCGCCGTCTCGGCGCACGGAGTTAGTTCGAAGTCGCGCCGGGCCCGGCGAGTACCACGCTTGAACGAGTTCGAGCCCTTCGAAGAGCGCCACGCCGAGCCCGTCTAATCCCGGATCAACCGCCAAAGTTCGCATGCCCGAAGCCTAACCCGGCGCGGCGTCAAGTGCAAGACTTCGCCTTTCGCGTCGCGACTACACAAACGCACTTATCCACGTACTAACTACGAAAGACAGTAGGCGTCGCAACGACACTTCTGTATAATCGAGCTTGTATGTACCATGACGTTTATGACGCGAAGGCCCCCCCTGTTTCTAAACTTCTGTAGACGCCGATCACGATTTGGTATTCGTATTTATACAACTACCAGATCACGATCTCCGTCTATAGACTCTCTTTGGCTTCGCGTCATAAGCGTACTCACGTCATTCTGGCGAACAACGCCGGTTATTCTATGACGTGAGCATGACGCGAGAACACCGGCTCACGTCATTGTGGCGAACAACGCCGGTTATTCTATGACGTGAGCGTTTCGCTTGACGGATCGCCCTTCCGGCGCTAACCGTTAGCATGCCCCACGTTACTACCTCCGTCACGATCTCCCCTGACACGATCCAACGACTCGCACCGTTCGGCCCGGCGCGCGTCGCGCTCGAAGCCGCGCTCTTGATCGCCGCCGCAACGGGCGACGTGGCGGGGCAGATCGAAGCCGCCAAGCGCCGCCCCTTCCGGCTCGCGCGCCCGATCGTGAACGTGCGGCTATCTCCCGGGCTCGTCAACTTCCGCGCCTACCTCTTCGAGCACTTCGACAACTTCTCGGCGTGGGCGGATACGGCGGCGCGCATGCACGCCGACGAAGCCGGGGTACTCCTTCGGGAGTGTAGCGCCAACGAGCGCGACGCCTTCGAAGCGCTGCTTTCGGCGCGCTACCCCGACAAGTCGTGAACTTGCCTACTTCCGCTTGCGCGTTCGAGCGCGGCGGCGTACACTCTTGACGCACCCGGCGGGAACGATCAACCCGCCCCGGCGAGAGTCGGCGCGGGGTTGCGGCGCGGCGTATTCGGGTATGAAGCTCGGGTTCGCCGCGCCGCTTTCCCGCTCCGCTCGCGCTGGCCCCACGATCCGGAAGCGCCGTTGCTCCTACCCGTAGCCATTACCCGCCGCAAAGCCGACGCAACGCCGGAAGCGGTAGAGATTGACTATCCGAAGCACTTGCTCGAAGAATGGCGGGTAGACGACGACAAAGACGGGCTTCTCTTCTCGCCCGTTACCTTCCGTGGCGAGCGCGTGCTTCAAGACGCCGTGCTTACGGTGACGGCGCTCGTTCTCGACTACGACGACGGCACGCCGCCCGAGCAGGCGATCGAGCCGTGGGACGGCTACGACTTCACGATCTACACGACGCACTCTCACATGCGGATCACGCGCAAGGATCCGCTACCGAAGCCGAAGTTCCGGATCGTGCTCCCGCTCGCCGAGCCCGTCACGCCCGGCGCCTTCCGGGCTATGTGGGCGTGGGCAGCTACCCGCGCCGTCGGCAAGATCGATCCCGCGTGTAAGGATCTCTTCCGCCGGTACTACTGGCCCGCGCGCCATCCTGACGCGCCCGATCACTTCGCGATCCACAATCCGGGGCGGTTGCTCGCCTATGCCGACGCCCGCCCCGGCGTCGCGCCGTCCCCACACGCGCCGGGTACCCTCGCCACGAAGGCGGGGCTACTCGGCGCGCTCGCCGCCTTGCCCGTCGCGAGCCCGAAAAAGGGGCTCTTCGCGGGGATCGAGAGCGCCCGCCCCGGCGGGTTCCGCCAAGCCGAGAACGTAGACGCCATCGAAGCCGGGTGCGCGTTCATGGCGCACGCCCGCGCCGACGCCGCCGAACTGCCCGAGCCGGAATGGTACGCCGCCCTTGGCGTGTGGGCCCGGTGCGTAGACGGCGACGCCTTGGCGCACGCACGGAGCGAGCCCTACGCCGGGTACACCGAAGCCGAGACGGCGATCAAGCTCGAACGCGCCAAGGAGCACGGGCCCGCGACGTGCGCCCGGATCTCGGAGTTCTTCGACGGGTGCAAGGCGTGCCCGCACTTCAAGGCGATCACGTCGCCCGTTCAACTCGGAAGCCCCGATCCCGTCGCGGAGCCCGACGAAGCCGCCGAGCGAGCCCGAGCCGACGCCGAAGCCGCACGCGAAGCCTTGTCGCTCGCGCGGGCCCGGGTAGAGCACGCCCGCGCCGCCTACAAGGATCGCCAACGCGCCACGCGCTACACCGTAGACGACGCCGCGCGCAACGCGGAGTGCGAGCCCGAGCGCCGCGCGCTCGAAGCCGCGATCGAAGAGCGCGACCGGGCCCACGCCTTCGCCAAGAGCGCCGAGCGCAAGGCCCGCGATCGAGCCGCCGCGAACGACGCGCCCGAAGGCGTCGAAGGTGCCGTGTGGCGGGCCTTGAAGTTGAACCCGCAAACGCAAACGCCGATCAACTGCTACTCGAACGTCTACAAGATCGTTCGGCTCGATCCGCTGCTCGGGCGGCGCATGCGTACCAACCTCTTCGGCGACGTGCCGGAATGGGGAGGCAAGGAGCTACAAGACAACGATCTAAGCCTGATTTGCGAATACTTGGCGGATACCTACGGGCTCGAAGCACGCCTTCAAGACGTGAAGAGCGCGGTAGGCGCAATAGCCGGGTGTACGATCTACAACCCCGCCGCCGAGTACCTTCGGGCCCTGCCCGCGTGGGACGGCGTACCCCGCTCCGAGCAGCTACTTCGCGCCGTCTTGCACGTAGACGACACGGCGGAAGGGCTCTACGCCACGTACCTACGGAAGTTCATGATCGCCGCCGTGCGCCGGGCCCTGACACCCGGCGTCAAAGCCGACGACATGTTGGTACTGCAAGGCCCGCAAGCAGCGGGGAAGACGACGTTCGTTCAAACGCTCTTCGGGGATCGCTTCTACCATAATACCAAGTTCGATATTACCAATAAAGACGCTTACGGGCAGATCTCGCACGGTTGGGTATACGAATGGGGCGAGCTTTCGCAGTTGCGACGCGCCGAGATCGAAGACGTGAAGAACTTCCTAAGCTCCGCGAAGGACACATACCGGAGCCCTTACGCGCACTTCGCCCGGGTTCACCTTCGGCATACCGTCTTCTTCGGAACGACGAACAACCCTACGCCCTTGAACGATCCGAGCGGGGCGCGGCGATTCTGGATTATCCCCGTTTCCGAGAAGATCGATCTCGTACTGCTCGCGGCGTTGTTGGATCAACTTTGGGCCGAAGCCGTAGCGCGTGCCGACGCGGGCGAGTTGCACTATCTCACGGACGCCGAGAACACGCAACAACGCGCCGACGCGCTACAGTTCGAAGAAGAGGATCCGCGCCGGCACTTGATCCAACGATGGCTCGCGCGGCGTACCGAGCCGTTTCACACTTCCGACATTTGCGTAGTGCTCGGGCTTCCGGCGGATCGAACGACGGCGCGGAGCATCGGCACGCACCTTCGGGCCTTGAAGTGCGACTCGCGCTCACTCGAAGGCGGCACCGTGCGGCTATGGTGCCCGCCCGGCTACGGCGAGAAGACGATCCCCGGGAACGTCGTACCGGCGAACTTCGGCGATACGACGAAGAAGAGTAAAGTATTTAGCGTTTCTTCTTGACGCGCGTAACGCGCATGGGGTAAGGTGCTTTCACCTTCAAGGGGCTTCTACAATGGACGAGTTCAAGTCGAACAAGGGGATCGGGCCCGGCGGGGCGAAGTGCCCTTGTTGCGTGCGCGCCGATAAGCGCCGGCTTCGCCAGATCGCGCGTAGCCGCTTGAAGCAAGAGGATCGCCGCATCGAAGCCGGGCGCGAATCGTGATCCCCGAAACCGTCGCCTTCCGCCCGGCGTACCTTGCCGCGCCCTTCGCCGCGAAGCCCGAGTTCGACTTGTCGGCACTCGACAACACGATCCGCGCCCGAAGCCTTGCTCACTTCGCGATCGAGCGTGAGCAGATCGCCCCGGTGTACGTTCACGAAGCCGTGTGGCTCGGCGCGTTCGGCGACGACAACAAGCCCGAAGACCGCGAGCGCGGGCTTCTCGCGAGCTTGGCGATTGCGGAAGCTATCGCCGTGGCGGGCGGCGAGTTGTGGCTTCTCGAACTGCCCGACGGCTCGTTGTCGCACGGCGTCGAACGCGAGCTTCGGGCCTTCGTCGAAGCCGCGCACTCGGCGGGGCATGTCGCAACCGTGCGGCGTTGGCATTCGTGCGCCTTCTCGGAGAACTGCCCCGGCTTCGATCTCGTGAGCACCCGCCACATGCGCCCGAACGACGCGCCCGACCCCGTAGACGAGTTCGGCGGCGTTCATTGTGCCGGGTGCGCGACCGTTCACGGCGAGCCCGACTATTGCCCCGAGTGCGGGCGGCGTCGCCGACACCCGGGCGAAGACGAGCCGCAAGCCGCGAGCGAATGCCCGAAGGGCGCGGAGTTCGCCGTAAAGATCGTCTCGTGTAAGTTCGAAGTTCACGCCGCCGACGGCTCGGTAGCCCTTCACGAAGGGCCCTTGGAGTCGTTGAAGGCGATCATTGCGCGACGGCTGCCCGAGTGACGCCCCGCCCCTTGCCCTTCGAGCAAGTACGCGCGATCAACGACGTGATCGAAGCGGGCAACCGAGAGATCGCGCGGATCATGTCGAACGCGAGCTTCACGCTCGAAGCGCAGTTGTCGGCGGCGCGCGAAGTCGCGACCGTCGTAAGCAATACCGCGCTATCGGTACAAGCGATCGTCGCCGGGGCGTACTCGTAATGCGCGTATGGGATCACGTATCCGCTTCTCAGATCGAGACATTCTTGCTTTGCGAGCGGAAATGGTTCTTCAAGTCGATCATGGGGCTACCGACGCCCGAGCACGCTTCCGCCAAGCTCGGGAAAGACGTTCACGACTCGATCGAACGCTACTTGCTCGGCGAGATCCCCGCCACGGAGCTTCACCCGCTCGCGCGCCGGGTGTACGAACGCGGGTTCATGCCCGATCCCGAGTTCCACGCGGGGCGCTACACGGTAGAGCAGGCGATCGACGGTATGACGATCGAAGGCGTGCCCGTCGAAGGCTACATAGATCTTCTTGAAGCCGACGAGATCACGGATTGGAAGACCCGTGGCGATCCCGTGCGCTACTCGAAGACCGCCGAGCAGTTGACTACCGACGTACAGTTGGCGATCTACGCGAAGTACGCCCTTAGCCGGGCCCTAAGCGCCGACGCGATCCGCGTGCGTCACGTCAACATCGGCACGAAGCCGCCGAACGCGGTTACCGAGTCGGGCCCGATCGAGCTTCACCGGGAAGACGTGAAGCGCACCTTCACGCGCACGATCGAGCCCGCCGTTCGGCGAATGCGTGAAGTTGCCTTGTTGCCTTCCCCGATGCGCGTTACGCCCAACGTGCGAGCATGCCACGCCTTCGGCGGGTGCCCGTTCCGCGACAAGTGCGACGCCGCCGACAAGGTAGCGTCGATCTCGATCTCCCCCACGCAAGGAGCTACGTCAATGCCCGAATCTACCGCCAACAAAGGATCAATCATGGCTCGCCTTCGTTCCGACTCCGCACCCGCCACGGCGCCCGCCGCCAACCCGAACCCCGTTCGCCCGCCCGACGCCCCGCCGAGCGGCGCCAAGGCGGCGCTTCTCGCGCGGCTCAACACGGCGAAAGCCGCCGACGTGACGAAGCCCGACGCGCCCGCGCCGAGCCGCGCCGCCGAGCCCGCACCCGCCACGGCGGGCAGCGCGAGCGGCGCCGATCGCAAGCCCCGGGGCTTCGCCGAGAAGCTCGCGGCGCTCGGCTACGACGAGAAGCAGATCGCCCGCATGGCGCCCGCCACCATGCACGCCGCGATCGACGGCAAGATCAACGCCCGCGACGTGTCGATCTCGAAGACCGGCGAACTCGTGAAGATCGAACGCGCGCCCGTCGCGCCGAAGAGCGACGTACCGCCGCCCGACTTGACCGATCTTGACGCTTGCGTGAAGTACGCGGGCGAAGCACTCGGTTGGGATTCGAGCGACGGCGGCGAACTCGACAAGATGGGAGACGATATGCTCGTCTTCGTGTGCGACAAGAAGATCGCCCGGGGCACCGTTGATCTCGTCATGGGCGACGACGGCAAGATCGCCGATCTCGAAGAGCGCACGCCCGCTCCCGCGCCGAGCCGCCCCGCCGTCGCCGAGACGGCGCCCGAACCGGGCCCCATGATCCACGCGCCCGCGTCGGGGCTCGTTCTCTACATCGGGTGCCGCCCGGTCAAGGGCCCGCACGTTGCCGCCGCCCGCCCGCTCGCCGATCTCGTCGCCGAACTCGGCGCGCTCGTCGCCGAGGATGCGAAGATCGAGCACTACGGCTTGATCGAGTACAACGACGGCGCCAAGCGGATCGCCGCCCTGCTCACGCGCGAGCCGCCGAAGGGCGTCTTCGTCGTCGATCGCGGCTTGGCGACGACGCCCCACGCGCTCGAAGCGTTGCTTCCGTTCGCCGACGTCGTGATCACGGCGGGCGTGTAGCGTGGGGCACCGAAGCCAAGGTGAAGGCGGCAACGCGCCGCGCGCTCGATCGTGGGCAATCTTCGAGCAGATCGCCACGGGCGAAGTCGTCGAAGCCACGCCCGAGAACATGCGCGCCATGCTGCCCGAGCTTGAAGGGCACGCGCTACCCTTCCGCTACCGCACGGCGAAGCGCCTGCTCGGGCGGGCGCTCGGGATCGAGCGCAAGCAGGCGGGCCCGATTCTCGTCGGGCGGCGCGACTCTCGTAGGCTCGCCGCGAAGCTCCAAGCCGCGCACCGGATCGCCGCCGACGCGCTTACGCTCGGGCCTTGGTAGGGCGCCGCCGTGGGGCTATTTCGCCAGCACAAAGACGAGCAGAAACGCGGCGGGCTTCGGCTCGCCGACGCCTACTCGGTTGCGCGAGAGCCCCACGGCGCGCGGCTCGTACACGCCGATCCGCCGTGGCAATACCGGAACAACGGCGCGTCGGGCGTGTTCAACGGATCGGCGGAAGCTGCTTACGAGTGCGCGTCGGTAACGACAATCGCTCGCGACTTGAACGCCGCCTTCGACTCGGCGGCGCCCGACGCCTACCTACTGCTTTGGATCACATGGCCGATCCTCGTTGAACTGCTCGGCGATCAAGAGTTCTTCGGGGCGCTTCGTTGGCGTGCGCTCTCGGGCGGATCGTGGCACAAGACGACGGGGATCGGCGTCGGCTTCCATTGGCGCGGCGACTCCGAGCCGTTGCTACTCTTCGCCAAGGGCAAGCCGAAGCCGGTCTTGAAGACGGCGCGCAACGCCCACGGCGGGCCCCGTTCGCGGCACTCCGAGAAGCCCGAGCCGTACCTTCGCGATCTCGTCGGGGCGTTCACGGAGCCCGGCGATCTCGTACTCGACTTGTACGCGGGCCTTGCCCCGATGCGCCGCGCGTGCGCCGCGACGGGGCGACGGTATCTCGGCGCGGAGATCGATCCCGAACGGCACGCCGCCGCATTGGCGACGGCATGATCCCCGCGAACGTGGCGGCTCGGCTCCGCGAGCATACCGACGTGATCGGCGTGCGGCGCAACAAGCGCGCCGCGCTCTCGAACCGCGACATTCTCTCGGCTATCGCGCACTCGAAGCGGCGCGACGGTGCGGCGTACACCGAAGCGCAACGAGTCGCCGATCTTCCGACATGGAACCCCGCCGACTTCGCCGCCTTCGACCTTACCGAGCACTACCGTTCGCCGAACGGCGAGCAGCGACTTCGGCCGATCCAAAGCGCGGCGCTTCATTGGGCAGCGCAAGCGGGCGGGCTTCTCGGGCCGATCGGCGTCGGGCACGGCAAGGGGCTTCTAACCATGCTCGTAGGCGTGGCTATGAAGGCGCAACGCCCCGTCTTGCTCCTTCCGCCCGCCATGCGCGAGCCCTTCGCCCGTGAGCATCGGAAGTTCCGCGCGCATTGGCGCTTGCACCCGGGCTTGAAGGTCGTACCCTACTCGCAACTTTCGGTCGCGACGGGTTCGGATCTGCTCTTGCGGCTTCAACCCGATCTCGTGATCGCCGACGAAGCGCACAATCTCAGGCACCCGACGGCGACGCGCACGAAGCGCCTTCTGCGGTACTTCTCTCAGTTTCCGAGTACGCGCTTCGTAGGGCTCTCGGGCACCATGACGCGAAAGGGCTTGAAGGACTACGCGCACCTTGCCGAGCTTGCATTAGGCGACGGCTCGCCGCTCCCGCTCGATCCTTACGATCTGCTTGCGTGGGCGAACTGTATCGACGCCGACGGCATGCCCGCCGATTCGGATTGGCACACGCTCGCGAGCGGCGAGCACTTCTTGCCGATGGATTGGGAAGGGCTCGCCTTCGATGTCGAAGCGGGGCATACCGAGCGGCGCGACGTGGCGCGGGCGCGCTTTCAACGACGGCTCGTCACGACGCCGGGCGTTGTCGCTACCGACTCCGCGAGCGTGGGCGCGTCGCTGCTCTTCGTCGAACGCGGGCTTCGGCTCCCGCCCGAACTCGAAGACACGATCGCGGAAGTCGAAGCGACATGGTGCCGCCCCGACGGCGAAGAAATGGATTCGCCCTTGGCGAAGTACCGGCTCGACTCTCAACTATCCGCCGGGTTCTTCTACCGTTGGGTATGGCCGAACAACGAGCCGGATACCGCGTGGATCGAGACGCGGGCGGCGTGGCACCGAACGATCCGGGGCGTGCTCAAAGACAATCGCGAAGGGCTCGACTCGCCGCTACTCGTCACCCGCGCCACCATGGCGGGCAAGCTCCCGCGCGCCGAAGCAGCGTGGGAAGCGTGGGACAAGCACCGGGCGAAGCCCGCGCCGCCCGTAGAAACCGTGTGGGTATCCGACTTCTTGATCCGCGACGCGATCGAATGGGCGATCGAGAGGATCAACGCCAACGAGCCCGCGATCATTTGGTACGCCGACAACGCCGTAGGGCTCGCGCTTCGTCGCGCCGGGCTTCCGGTCTACATGGCGGGCGACTCGTTGCCCGAGACGAGCGATCACGCCTTCGTAATGGCGTGCTCGGCGAAGGCGTTTGGCACGGGGCAGAACTTGCAAGCGTGGGCGCATAACCTCGTACTCTCGTCGCCTTCGAGCGCGAGCGACTTCGAGCAGTTGATCGGCCGCACGCACCGGGCGGGGCAGTTCGCCGACGAAGTAGAACTTCACTACTACGCCCACACCCGCCACGCGCGCAACACGCTTCGAAGCGCCATGAACCAAGCCCGCTACATCGAACAAACGACGGGCGACGCGCAACGGCTCGGGTATGGCACATGGTCTAACGCCACATGGCAAGGGGAAGAAGAACCATGAAATCTCGCGATTGGCAATCCGAACTCGAAGACCGGGCGGAAGAACTCGCGGGGCGCACTCCCGCGCCGCCGCCCGAGCGCCCCTTGTATGCGGCGGGGAAGACGACGAACCCCGGCGAAACGGCGCGGCTCGCCTACCGCGACGTGCCGCCCGCCGAGTGTACGCACCCGCTCGCCGCGCAACTCGGCGCCGTGTGCCGTGCGTGCGGCTTGGAGCGGGCGCCGTGAAACCGATCACGCCGAACCGCGTCTTCCGGGTAGGGCCCGACGACGCGATAGAGCTACCGTGCGGGGCGCTCGCGCTCGTCGCCGTCGCCGACTACGAACGCCACGCGCTCGGGCGCTACCGATGGTATCGCGGCGCTCGCGGGCGCGTCGTGGCGTCGATTGCGAGCGACCGTCGCACGGTCTACCTTTCGCGCCTGCTCGTCGGCGCGCAACCCGGCGAGCGCGTGGCGCTCCGCGACGCGGAGCCCGCCCCGGTGCCGCAACTCGCGGGGCGCGTCGCTTACGACTACCGCCCCGGCAACTTTCGGCGCACGTCTACTTGACGACTTCACCCGCCATCGGATAACCTTCAAGGGCTCGGCGGGCCTTCGCCGCCGTAGTCCACAAACGACGCCCGTTAGGGCAAGGAGTGTCCATGTCTCTCTTTCGCGGTATCAAAGACACGTCTTCTCAGGGCTCGGGCGATTACCTCGGCACCGGGGTTCACCGGCTCGCGCTCGTCACCTTCACGACGAAGGTTACCCGGAAGAAGATGGACGCCGTGATCGCTCGCGTCGAAGTGCTCGAAAGCTCGAACCCGAAGTACGCCAAGGGCGCGAAGGCGTCGATCTTCTTCACGGCGAAGCCCGATACGAATTGGTTGGGCGACGTGAAGAACCTCGCGCTCGCGCTGCTCGGCTCCAAGTTCGGCGAAGCCGTCGGCGAAGACGCCGTAGACGAAGAGGTAATGGACGCCATGACGGCGGGCGACGGAACGAAGATGGCGGGCGTAGAGTTCAAGTGCCAAGCGTTCGAAGTGCCGACGAAGCGCGGCGGCGTCTTCACGAAGTACGCCAACGAGCCGATCTTCTCGTAGTCGCTCACGGCGCGGCGAGCGTCGGGGCCCGCGAAGCTCCCTAAGCCGCCCAACAAGCGGCACTCGCCTACTTTGGCGTGTAGTTCAATGGTAGAACACGGGCCTTTGAAGCCCGGTGTTGTGGGTTCGAGCCCTACCACGCCAACCACCTTCACGGTTACGGAGTCGTCATGTTCGAGAGTCTTCCGCCCGTCGATTGGAGCCCCGGCGCGGGCGTCGTGTGGCTCGCCACGGGCGCGGCGATCTTCGCTTTCGCTGCGATCATGCTTTGGGCGAACGAGCGCAAGTCGTGAAGCTCGTTTCGTTCGATCTCGAAACGCACTTGATCGACGACGGCTTGTTGGCGCCGCGCGCCGTGTGCCTTTCGTGGCGCTACCTTGAAGCCCCGTCGCCGGGCGGCGCCATGCACAAGCACGAAGCTATGGTGCCGTGGGGCGCGAGCATTCGGCCCGAGTTCTCGCGCGACGCGGGGATATTCCCGATGCAAGAAGGCGCGGAATGGCTTTCGTCATGCCTTGGCGATCCCGAAGTTCACTTCGTCAACCAAACGATCGCCTTCGACTTCGGTTGCATGGCGGCGGAATGGCCCGAGTTGATCCCGTTGATCTTCGCTGCTTACGACGCGGGGCGCGTCTCGTGTACGAAGCTCCGCGAGCGCTTGATCGCGATTGCGCTTGGCGTGCTCGCGGAAGACGATCGCCAAGCCGCCAAGTTCGATCTTGCGACGCTCACGAAGACGTACACCGGGCGCGACCGTAGCTCAGTCAAGAGCGGGCCCGACGCTTGGCGCTTGCGCTACGGCGAGCTTGAAGGCGTGCCGCTCGAAGCATGGCCCGTTGAAGCGATCACGTACCCGCTCGGCGACACAGAAGATGCCCTTGACGTATTCGCGGGGCAGATCGCCGCCGCCGAGCGGGCGGGCATCCTATCCGACGACGGGATCCGGCTCGTCAACGAGCCCGAGCAAGCGGCGGCGGCGTGGGCCCTTCACCTTGCCGGGTGTTGGGGTATCCGCGCCAACGCGGGGCGCGTGGCGGTACTCGCCGAGCAGATCGCCGAGCGGGCGAAGAAACTTGACGCCTTGAAGAACGAGCACGGCTTGTTCAACGCGCCGAAGCTCGTCAAGGGCGTAGAGAAGCCCGCGACGAACAACAAGAAGGCGCTTCAAGCGCTCGTCGCCAAGGCTTACGGCGGCTTCGAGTCGGCACCGAAGACGGCGGGGCGGCTCGACAAGAAGACGAACATACGAACACCCGAAGTCGCAACGGACAAAGAAACGCTTCTCAACTCGGGCGACGAGTTGTTGATCGAGATCGCCGAAGCGGGCGACTCGCTCTCGGCGGTTCGGAACACGTTCCTCCCGGCGCTCGTTCGCGCCGTCAACGCGCCCGTTTGCCCTTCGTGGCAAGCGCTCGTCGCGTCGGGGCGGATCTCGTGTTGGGCACCGAACCTTACCAACCAACCCCGCACGGGCGGCGTTCGGGAATGTTGGGAAGCCCGCCCCGGCTACCTCTTCTTCAACGCCGATTACTCGATCGCCGAACTGCGCTCGTTGGCGCAAGTGACGTTTACGCTCTTCGGTCAAAGCAGCATGCGCGAAGCGTTGAACGACGGCAAGGAGCTTCACCTTCTCACGGCGGCGGGTATCCTCGGGATTACCTACGAAGAATGCGTTCGCCGGTACAAGGCGGGATCGCCCGACGTGTGCGACAAGAAGCAGGGCGGGCGGCAACTCGCCAAGCCCGTGAACTTCGGGTTCCCGGGCGGCATGGGCGCCGAAACCTTCGTGAAGACGGCTTGGAAAGACTACCGGATCAAGCTCGGCGAGACGCACGAAGCCGCGATCCAACGCGCCAACGAGCTTCGTAACCTTTGGCTCGCCACGTATCCCGAAGTGCGCGCCTACTTCCGGTACATTTCCGAGCGCGGCGACGTATTCGAGCTTCGCCAGCACAAGAGCGGGCGGCTTCGGGGCGGGCTCTCGTACTGCTCGGGCGCGAATACGCTCTTCCAAGGGCTTACCGCCGACGGAGCGAAGGCGGCGCTCTATTTCGCGTCGCGAGAGTGCTATACCGGCGAGTCGGAAGCGTGGAACCCGCCCGCCGTCTCGGGCCCGGCGTTCTCGGGCACGCCGCGAAGCCCGCTCTTCGGGTGCCGCATGAACGCCATGATTCACGACGAGCTAATGGGCGAAGCCCCGGAAGCCCGCGCGCACGAAGCCGCCGTTCGGCTTGGCGAAGTCATGGTTCACGGAATGCAAATCTACACGCCCGACGTGCAAACCGTCGTAGAGCCCGTGATCATGCGGCGTTGGTACAAGGACGCGAAGCCGAAGTTCGGGCCCGACGGGCGGTTGGCTCCGTGGGAACCCGAGTAGCCCGGTACTTCGCGAGCGGGCGCACGATCGACGAAGGCACGTCGGGGCGCGTCGTCGCGCTCGAAGCCGCCGAAGACATGGCGCGCAACCGTGCCGAGTTCTACGGCGTCGGGCAGGTTTGGCTATTGCACGGCGGAAGCGCCGCCCCGGTCGCCACCTTCGAGCGGGAGACGCCCCTATTCCAAGGGCGTTGCGCCAAGCGCCCTTGAAGCTCCGTGCGGAGTTCGAGCCACGCCTTCGGCGTCGCCCTGCTCTCGAAGGCGTCAAGGTGCTTCGAGAGCGTGGCGCGGGCGGCGGCAAGCTCGCGGCATGACTCCGAGCAATGCTCACGCGGGCGCCCGCGCTTGCCGGTGCTTCCGGGGAAGGTAGAGCCGCACGCGCAACCCCGGTAGCCGTCGGCGTATCCGGCGTCGCCGACGGGCGCGCACTCGAACGCGGGCACGCTTTCGCGGCACTCGTGACGGGGCGCGGGCATGTCGCCCCATACCGGCACGCGAGCGGCGCACCCGGCGCACTCGTACCAGCGGTAGATCTCGGGCCCGAGATCGCGACGAGAAACACGGTAGGGCTTGCGCGGCGTAGGGTTCATAGAGTGGCGCTCCTTTATTGCGCCCCGTCATTATTACCGGCAATATCGCGCGAGTCAAGCCGACGCGGGAAGGTGTTTCTACACCGGGCCCGTGTACGGCTCGTAAGGGCCCTGCGAACCGCTCGCCGCCAACGAGCGCAAGACTTCGCGGCGGGGCGTCGGCGTGTGCGAAAGGTGAATGAAGTTGCCCTTCCCGTAGACGATCGCTTGATCGGCCGGGAGGTTGCCTTCGCGGATCATGGCGGCAATCTTCCGAAACGCCTGCTCTACGGACATGCCGAGCGGGCGCACGTCGGCGGCTTCACCCGCCATGTGTTGAGAGTGCTTCGCGCCCTTGATCGCCGTGTTCAACGCCTTGGATCGAAAGCCGCTCGTCACCTTCAACGGCACGCCGAGCGCGGCGCGCACGGGTTCGAGCACGTTCACGGCGAGCAGCCGAAGCGCCTTCGTCTCGGCGTCGCCGGGCGCGTTGGGCATCGGTTCGGAGCGGTTGCCGTCGCCGTCGGCGTCGGCGTCGTCGGGGCGCGTCGTCACCGTGAGTTCGGCGCGCGTGAAATGATCCGAGATACGGTCGTTCATGGTGCGGCTCCTTGCTTGACCGGGGAAGACGTGAAGTTGAGCGCGCCCGAGTTGATCGCCACGTTGACGCCCGCCAAGGCGAGGATACCCGCGAGCATGATCACGCCGAACGTGCGAAAGTCGCCGCGAAGCGAGCCGATCGCGTCTTTGAAGTCTTCGCGCGTCGCCGTCAAGGCCCGCTCGAAGCTCGCGGTTTGTTCGGCGCGCTCGCGACTCGAACGATCCATGTAGGCGAAGAAGACGCTCTCACCCGGCGCGGGCTTGGCGCGCTCTTGAATGTCGGCGGGCGCGGATTCGGCGGCTACGGCAACGGGCATGCGCGGCTCTCGTGTGGCGCGAGCAGATTACTACGGGATCGCGTTTGCGTCTACGCCCGAAGTAGGGTAGTAGCAGGCTTGGAGCTACGCCCATGACGATCAACGATTCGCAACGCGCCGCCTTGAAGCAGATTCGAGACGCCGCGATCCCCGTGCGCTACCGAAGCGCCGCCAACCCCGCCGCCCCGCACCATAAGACGATCGAAGGGCTCCGCTCGCGCTTCTTGATCGAGCCGAAGGGCGACGGCTACGTGATCTCGAAGGCGGGGCTCGAAGCGCTCGCCATCGCCAAGTCGTAGCTACTCCGAGCAGGCGTCGAACGCCGGGCCCGTCACGTCGGTATAGGCGCGGAGCGTGCCCGGCGCGTCACACGCGGGATCGGCGGCGACGGCTTCGGCCATGCACCCGAGCAGCGCGGGATCGGAGCCGTCGCCGGGCGCGCACTCGTAGGCGTCGCGCTCGAAGCCGCACGCTTCGAGTTCGGCTTGAAGCTCCGCGCACGGGTCTTCGACGGGCGGCGCGCACGCCAAGAGCGAGAGCAGGGCGATCATTGCGGGTAGGCGTCTACTTCGCGCCAATCGACTTCAACGTAGACGCGCGCCGTTCCGCCCGCGCCCATGGCTACGAGGTTGCGAACGATCAAGCCTTCGCCCGCCGCCAAGA